GGCTCTGCCGGCGACTCGGTGACACTCGCGCCAATCAACTACGAATTTCTAGCGTTGCAATTCGACGGCGGCAATTTCCGAATTGTGTCGATCACACCACGCAGCGCCTCGGCGCTTGGCATGTTCGGACATGAGATTACGACAGGGGCAACCCCGGCGCTCGGCTCGGGGTCAAGTGACTGTGGGACTTCGCCGTCGATCGCTGGCAATGACAGTGTCGGGCGGGTTACCGTTGGTGCTGCCAATGGTGGCCGTTGCACGATCACATTCGTATCGCCGTGGCCGAACCCTCCGGTTTGCTCGGCCTTCGACGAAACCTCAACAACACTCGTAAGACCGACAGCCGCTTCAACAGCCAGCACGGTGCTTACCGGGGCCTTCGCTGCCGGCGACGTTCTTGTCTACAGCTGCCTCGGCTTTCAATGATCGGGATGCTCATGGCCAAGGGAGTTGGGGTAAAGCAGAAACGTCTCTGCAGCCCCGCCATTTTTGACATCATGGAGTTGCTCTGATGCCTGCTCCTGACGGCAAACGGACCTCGTTAGCGTCATATACTTGGGGCGGCTGGGGCAGTCAGAACGATGTCACTCGATTTCGCGATGTCTTCCAGCCCGACGGAGGAAGCTTTTCACCCAGTTATCCGCTGGTTCCTCCGGAGCGCGAGCAAGTACGCCTCTGGGATTACCCTGTCGGCTACAATGCGATCTACACGCCGCGCTCCTACGAAGCGATCGGTTTCGACGAACTGAGGGCGCTAGCCGAAAGTCACGATATCACTAGGCTCGCGATTGAAACTCGGAAGGACCAGATCGAAAAACTCGACTGGACGATCAAGTCTCGCAGCGAGAAAACGCCCGACAAGGACGCCGCCTCGCGGATCGACCAGCTGACCGATTTCTGGCGAAGCCCCGATGGCGAACAACCCTTCGCAACCTGGCTTCGCGAAGCACTCGAAGACGTCCTTGTGCTCGACGCGGCGGCATTCGAGTTACGCCGTAACCGCGGCGGCAAAATCACCGGGCTCGACGTCGTCGACGGCTCGACGGTCAAAGTCCTGCTCGATGATACCGGCCGGCGGCCACGGCCACCGGCCCCGGCCTATGAACAGATCATTCACGGGCGACCTTGGCGTCTCCTGACCAGCGACGAGCTGATATACCTACCGCGGAACCCACGGCCGCACAAGGCGTACGGTTTCAGCCCTGTCGAGCAGATTGTGACGACGGTCAATATCGGGCTGCGCCGCCAAGCGATGCAGCTGCAACATTTCACGGAGGGCAATGTTCCGCCTGGTCTGCTCAACGCACCGGACGGGTGGAGCCCGGAGCAGATCCGCCAGTTTCAGGAGTGGTTCGACTCGATTCTAGCGGGAAACACGGCGAATCGCACCCGCCTCGTCTGGGGTCCCAGTGGCGCCAAATACCAGGCGTTCAAGGAGGCGCCGTATAAGGACGATTTCGACGAGTGGCTGGCGCGGATCGTCTGTTATGCATTCTCATTGCCGCCCACCGCCTTTACCCCGCAGGTCAATCGGGCGACGGCGCAGACTGCGCAGGAAGCAGCCCTGGAAGAAGGGCTCGCACCCTTGCTCGGGTGGGTTAAGCGGTTGGTCGACGGAGTCATCCAGACCAGGTTGGGGCATGTCGATCTCGAATTCGCCTGGTCGAATAGCCGGCCGACAGACCCAAAGGATCAGGCAACGATCCTCACCGGTTATGTGAAGGACGGGATTTATACGATCAATGAGGCGCGCGACATTCTGGGAATGGCCCCCGTCGCAGGTGGGGACGAACCGATGTTTTTGACTGCACAAGGACCGGTGCTGCTGAGCGGTGCCGATAACGAAAACCAAAACCGGTTAGCAGATACTTAGGTTCGCCCGCCGCATCAGTCGCCGAATTCTCTGTCCAGGAGAGCCCGCCGACTTGCACCAATACAGGCAAGGCGAGCGCCGTCATCGCGCATGCTTGGCTCCGCCTGGATCCCGTAAGTGCAGGGATTTTGATCGCTATGACCGACGCTGCGGCGATCTCAAATCCGCGTCGGTAGATTTATTGCTTGAGAACAATGAATAGGCACGCGAGGAGCCCTTAATGAGTGTTCTGCCCTCCGACATTGTCGTGTATGGTTCGGCTAACATGCCTGAGGCGGATGGCGCGATCAACGGCGGCCCTGTTGATTTTAGCCGTCGTGTCGCATTCTACGACATCGCCCCGGCCGGCAACCTAGACGTAATATCGAGCTCAGCCAGCGACACGGCGACCCAGATTACCTTCTATGGTCGTGACCTGACCGGCGTGATACAGAACCAGACCTTAAGCTTGAATGGACAGACTTGGGTAACCGGTTCTCAGCCGCTGGAACGGTTGCTATACGCCGCTTTGTCGGGAGCTACTGCAAACGGTCCCGTCGTCAGCCCGGGAGGCACCTCTGCGGTTGGCGACGTGGCGCTTGCGGCGCACAGCTGCATACTGCCGATTGGTTCAGTAAACACCGATGCAACGGTTCGGACCGCACAGAGCGGATCCTCCAATCACACGGGGACGACCCCGGCCTTGTTCAAGTTGCAGGCGGGTGACGGAGCCAGCGTCTCCCCCGGACAGGTGATCTGGACCAGGAGCGGCACCGGTGCGAACCAGCTGCGTCAAGTCATCGCCACGTCCGGTTACGGCAGCGATGTGTTGGCCGTAAGCCGCGACTGGGCCACGGTCCCGGACAATACGACCACTTACAAAATTCTCCAAGGAATGCTCTTTGAGATTTCGCCAAATCCCGTTACGGCAGTTATTCGAACGTTCTCAAACACAGCAGCTGATGCGCCGACCGGCACTCAACGCATCTACTATGAGAAAGTCTTCGTCACCAATAACAACACTGGGACTGCACTTACGGGAGCACAGATCGAGGTCGCCAGCGAAACGCCGAGCCTGCCGTCGGGCGCGTTGCTGGACTTGGCGCTGACGACCGCTTTGAACGACACGGGCACCGTCGCCAATAGACAGACCGCACCTTCTTCGGGCGTCGGCGCGTTCTCCACTCAGCCCGCCTTCGTCGCTGTTCCTGGGTCAGGCAATCTGCCGCCGGGCGCAGCGCCCAATGCAGCAGGTGCACAAGGCGTTTGGTTACGTTTGACCCTACCGCCCGGCGCTGCGAGCTACAAAGGCTCGGCCGATATCAGGGTGCAAGGGACCACGACTTGATTTCCTAGGGCATTCTCTACTCCTGACGGATCTCGGCACCGCGCTATCCGGCATGTCCCATCGAACGGCAAATTGTTGGAGACTTGGGCTCCCGCAGGCGGCAGATCCTAATAATTGCTCAGCGCAAACAGGTCGGACCACGCCATGACCCTTGCTACCCGGTTCGTCGTCATCTACGCGACACGCAGCAAGATTTTGCGCCGCAAGATCATCCTGGACAATGAGTCGCAGCTTGACCTGCACCAGCCGGGTCCGGGAGAGAGTCGGCTGCTCCTGCCATTGTCGGCACCTTTCGACGACGCCGCGTGCCGCGCGGCGATTGCCATGACGACGGGAGCAGAACCGCTCTCTGGACGCTGTTGCATCATTGATGCTGGTGGCAATGTCGTTGGCGTGTGCAATGCGGATCCGGCGCTCGACACACATCCGGCGGGTCAGCTCGTCGCGCACGAAGTCGCTCGCCCTGGAGACCGGTATGAGGACGGCGTCTTTAAGCAGAAGGCGATCGCTTCGGCTCCTCCATGACCCAAATCTTTATCGTCTCCGGCACGAGTTGGACGGTGCCCGGTGATTGGTCAAATACCAATACGATCGAGACAATCGGTGGAGGCGGCGGCGGAGCTACCGCCAATTCGTTAAATTCCGGGACCGGCGGCGGCGGGGGCGCCTACTCGAGGGTGGTCAACCTCACCGGGCTGACTGGCAGCATCATTATCCAGATCGGTACTGGCGGGTCGGCTGGCACAGCTGGCGGCGATACCTGGTTCAACGGATCGAGCCTCGGTGCTTCTTCGGTTGCAGCTCAGGGCGGCGGTGGAGGTGGCAATTCCAGCGGCGTATTAGGGGCAGGCGGCGCAGCTTCAAGTGGTATGGGGACGACGAAGTATTCGGGCGGCAATGGCGGCGATCTGAGTGCCGGAGGTTGGCAGGGTTCGGGCGGCGGCGGCGCGGCAGGACCCAGTGGCCCCGGCGCTCCCGGCGGTGGTGGAACCGGTAGCAACAATAGCGGCGGTGGCGGCGGCGGTGGTGCCAGCGGAGGCGGAGCCGCCGGCTCGGCTGGCGCGGCAAACGCTGGCGGCAATGGCGGCGAAAATTTCAGCGGCAGCGGTGGTGGCGCCGGGTCGACTGCCCCCGGCACCGCCGGTGCGGCCGGCACAAATGGGGGCGGCGGCGGCGGCGGTGACGGTGCTGGAGCCGCTGGAACTACGGGTGGTGACGGCGGTAATGGCGGAGAAGGTATCGAGTGGGACACCTCGCATGGCTCGGGAGGTGGGGGTGCCGGGGGCGGCAGTGGCAACGGCGATTATAGCGGCGGGTCTGGTGGCGCTGGTGGTGCCTATGGCGGCGGGGGTGGTGGCGGAGGCGGTGCAGATAATGTTCCTGGCAGCATAGGGCCCGGCGGCCCCGGTGGTGCGGGCCTGATCGTTGTCAGCTACACGCCGGCGGTAAGTGCCACTATAAGCACCGCAGCTCCGAACGCTCTGGAGTTCCGAGGGGCTGGTGGCAGGAGTGAACTCGCTTCGATCGAGTTCGACCGCATCCTTTCGAGCGACAGCCGACCACAGGCCGAAGCGCTCGGCGACCTGAAGCGGAGTACTACGAGTCCGATCAGTTTCAGTTTTCTTGTAAGCCGGGATCTTTGGCTCACGGGTGAATGGGTAGGGACCGCCGCGATCACCGCCGCCAGTTCGGTGCGGCTCGAAGCGACGACCTCATTATACCCCGATACAGCGATTCACGCCGAATCCGGCCAAGGGCTTGCCAGTGATGAGCAATTCCGCCTCGAAGTATTAAGCAGTCTCGCGGGCGATACGGGCGTTCCCAGTGGATTTCATGCCGCTTTGAGTTCGGACGGCTTGGCGATTTTGGAGTGGCTGACAGGCGGAACATGGCTCATTTCGGAGGCTTTGCTCACTCTAGAGTGGCGGGACCCACCGGCCCTACTGCTGGTTTCGCCGGAGCGGCTGCGGCGGTCTCCTGGAAGAATCCGGATCCTTGCCGGTGCCGGCAGCATACACCCTTTCAGAGGCGGGTGAGGTTTAGCAAATGCGCATAGCAACGGCGTTCGATCCGATCGAAGTCGGTGAAGCCGATTACTTTGCCTTCGATTTCACGCCGGATGTGGGCGCGGCTGCGATTGTTTCGACGAGTTGGACTTGCTCATTGGGCCCTTACGAGACGGCAATCGATCCGACGCCGCAGTCACGGGTTCTGTCGGCTTCCCTACAGACTGCTCTCCAGGTGCGTTCACCAACGGACGCCTCGCTTCAGACGCGCACGGGGTCGTTTTCCGTCGGCTTAATCGGGGGTATGCCGATCTCGGCAGCTGGCGGAACCTACATCCTCGAAGCCACCGCTAATCTCAGCGACGGGCGCGTGCTGAAGCTCAATGCAACGGTGCAGTGCAAGCTGCCAAGGTCGTGACCTCAAACATGGCACAACCTCTCGTCCGGTTGTGACTATTCCGACATCTGACTGGGATTCGAATTATGCGGCTCTACGGCGCAATCCAGAAGGTTGAGCCTCAGGAGGACGGTACCGTGCGAGTGTACGGGATCGCGTCATCCGAGGCTGTAGACGAACAGGGAGAGATCGTGCGGGCAGATGCCATTCGCGCAGCGATCCCGGACTATATGCGTTTCCCCGCTCTCAGAGAAATGCATCAACTTTCCGCCGCCGGATCGACGCTCGAAGCCGAGGTCTGCGGGGACGGCACTACCCGTATTGTCGCCCATGTTGTCGACCCGGTGGCGGTGGCGAAAGTAAGAAATCAGGTCTATCGGGGCTTCTCAATTGGCGGACGCGTCACTCAGCGCGCGGTCGGCAACCCGAAGACCATCACCGGTCTCGTGTTGAACGAAATTTCTTTGGTCGACCGACCGGCTAACCCGGAAGCGATTTTTGACTGCTGGAAAGCAGCGATGCCGCCGGATGCTGATCTTGGTTTCGCAAAGCCGGCTGTCGCGAAAGACGGATCCGCCGATACAGAACAGGCTCCGTCGGCACCGCAACCGTTCAACGCTCCAATCCAGATATGGGCCTGCACTGTCCCCGATCACCGTCATCTGGCCAAAGCCGATGCGATGAAATGTCTCGAGGGCGGCGTCGGATTAGCAGAAGACCGGCGCGCAACCGTCGCCGCAGGCCCCGCCTCCGCCGTAGATCTCGAAAATCCATCTCGGACTTCTCTGTCGAAAGCTCTGCGCGATGTCGGTCAAATCGCTCGCATTATTGCTGAGCTCGAATGGTTGAGGGAAGCTGTAGAACTCGAGGCAGCCAGCGAGAACGATCAGTCGCCGCAGCCGGTGCGATTGCAGGCGATCATCACTGAACTTTGTGATTTCCTGAGTTCCTTGGCAAACGAAGAAATCGCTCAAATCCCGGGCGATGCGGAAACCAACGGCTCACCAACTGCATCGGCAATGCCCGGGATGCTTGGTATGGCCGATGGGTCCGATCTTGAACGCGCCGCTGCCGTGCCCCGGAAAAACTGCTCCAATATGCCGCAGCTCGCTGGCAGCATTGCGAAAGCCAAGCGCTCGCAGGGCGACCGGGCACTGCTGGATATGGCCCATTTCGCGTGCGACCAATGTCTGAAATTCGGCGGGCTATCGGTCGATGAACAGGCAAACATAGATCGAGCACGCGACTACCTACAAAAGGCTGGCGCCATCGCGGCCCCGCGCTGGACCGCCGGAAGAGCGGAGGATGAGGACCCTTCGCCAGCGGGGCCAAAATGCCCTGAGGGTGACAGCCCCGACGTCGGCATTGTTAAAATGCTCGCCATTGTCACCGAGGTCCTGTGCAAACGGGAGCGTGCCCACGAGAACTTGATGGATCTGGCTCATGTATGTCTCCAGACACTCACTGACGGGTGTGTTTGCGAAAAGGCCACCAAGGTCGGCGCGCGCCACTCGAAGGAGACGATGGAGTTTTTCAAAGCGTCGCATCGTCACTTAGTTGCGGCCGGAGCCAGATGCGACCCGACAGGCGCGGACGAGCCGCGCCCGCAGCCCCGGCTCGGGTCCGCGACGGACACGCGCGCGGCAGACCCGGCGAACGCGCTCCCCGATGGACCCTCCGAAAAGGCGGCGCTGGCGAAGGTTCTGGGGGAGGTTGTTCCGATGATCGAGCGGCTGACAAAGCGAGTCGACGAGATTGCACGGACACCGCTACCGCCGTTGACCATGGCGAAGGGTATTTCGGTTTCGAAGGAGCAGGACCGCGGAAGCAATGTTGGCAGCGGCGCCGACCCGCAGCTGTCGCCTGAAGCGATCGCTGCCGCACTCGCCAAGATGAGCAAGGAGGAGCAGACGCTGACGCTAATAAAGGCCAGCTACGCGACTCCTATTAGGATCGCCGGCTCCGCTGCGGATCAACCTTGAAATCTGCGGTCGACCAACCACCGCGAACAATTCGCTCAAGCCCTTGATGATCACGCACACACAACCATCCGGCCCATGGGCCGTCGCCGAGCCCGGCATTTGCCGGGCTTTTTTTAGCCCCCCGTCTCTGGGAGGAATTTGATGAACTCAATCACTCAAGAATCGCTGGAGCTCATGAAAGGAGCTCTGGCACAGCCGGATTTTCGATTGGCCAAATCGATTTCGACTGCTACCGGTTTATTGGCCTTTGACCTTCAGGCGCCAGCGAAGAACCTCTATCCATTTGTTACTCCACTCAGAAACATCGTTCCGCGTGTCGGCGGGGGCGTTGGCTCCGCTACAAATTGGCGGCAAGTGAACGCGATCATCGGCTCCGGCTTCGATTCGATGGGATGGGTGCCGGAAGGGCAACGCTCAGGCCAGATGTCGTACTCGACCTCGAACAAAACCTCCGCCTTTGTCACTATCGGGGAGGAAGACGCGGCAACTTTCGAAGCAATTTCCGCCGGCCGGACCTTCGAAGACATCCAGGCCATGATGGCGTTCCGCCTTCTGCAAAAGATGATGCTAAAGGAGGAGATGGCAATCCTCGCCGGCAACGCCTCATTGATGCTCGGTACGCCTTCTAGTCCGACTTTATCGGCATCAGGCGCCGGTGCAACGCTGCCGGCCGCTACTTATTTCGTCAAAGTTGTAGCGCTGACTCTCGAAGGCTACCAGAACACCAGCTTGTTGGGCGGTGTCGCAACCTCGAAGACCGTGACCGGAGCCGACGGCAAAAGCTTTACGCTGTCTGGCGGCTCCTCGAACATCAGCGCCGAAGCAAGCCAGGCGGTAACTCTCGGTCAGACGCTATTCTGCTCAGTCAACCCGGTCCAGGGCGCGGTCGCGTATGCTTGGTATGTGTCGACCACAACCGGCAGCGAGATCTTGCAGGCCATCACGACAATCAACAGTCTAGCCATATCTGCGCCACTCAGCGCTGGCACCCAGTCGGAAGGCGCTATTACTACCGACAACTCCGCCAACCCGAGCTATGCCTATGACGGCCTGTTGACTACGGCGCTGAAACCGGGGTCGAATGCTTACGTCAATGTCATGCCCACCGGGACGGCAGGGGCTGGCACGCCTCTGACCGCATCGGGCCGCGGCTCGGTCGTCGAGATCGACACTATGTTCCAGAAGATGTGGGACAATTTTCAAGTTTCTCCGACGGTTCTCTATGTCAACTCGCAAGAATTGAAGAACATAACGGCAAAGGTCCTCTCGAACGCCTCGGGTCCGCTGTTGCGCTACGATAGTCCCGCTGACGGGAGTGACGGAGAATATCAGATTACCGCGTCCGGAGTGGTTCAGTTTTATTATAATCCCTTCGCCTTGAATGGGGGTCTCCGCATTCCGATTAGGATTCACCCGAAGGTCCCGCCCGGGACGGTCATCGGTTGGGCGGAGAACCTGCCTATCCAATACCAGTCGAATGAGGTGCCGAACGTCGCAGAGATTAAAACACGGCAAGACTACTACCAAATCGATTGGCCGATCATGACACGCCAGCGCCAGGTCGGCGTTTATGCCGAGGAAGTATTGGCCGTCTATGCTCCCTTTGCGATGGGCGTCATCTGCAACATCGCGAACGGGTGACGCTGATGCTCGAAACCTCGGGGCTTTCTTCGAAAGCGTCTGTCGCGGCACCTCCCGGGTCGAACCCGGGGGGCACGCTCGGGGGGGACCTTATACCACTGCGCGCTGCCTTTGGCCAAGATGAGGCGAACTACGGGGCAGCGCGGTACCCGGTCGATCGCGAGGGTCTGACCCAAGTGCCTCTGGAGGCTGTCGGCCCACTGACAACAATCGGAGGCTTCGTATTGGCAACGAATTGCGACAATGCGATTTCCGCCGGCGTACTCACACTTCATCATGACGATGCGGCGGGCTGTTCCTATGCCGGCCGTCAATATCTCGGCGATTCGAACGGAGACGTGCTCGTGCCGGCTGAAGCCGTTTCCGAGCTGTTGGCGCACGGATTCGTCCCCGTTTACGAGGAAACAACGGTGGCTTCGACTCGACCAAAATCGGCGTCGAGCGCTCGTTCCAAAAAGGGCTGATCCAGTGGCCTTCGGGGATCTGACGACGCTCGCCGATGTTAAGGCGTGGCTGCAAACCGGGCAGGCTGCCTTGCCGACGATCGACGACGCGCTGCTTACCCGTCTTATCTCGGCGGCAAGCCAATATATTCAGACTTGGCTCAACCGGCAGATCGCATCGGCCGATTATCTCGAAATTCGCGACGGAACTGGAGGCGACAGGCTGCAATTCGCGTGCTTCCCGGTCACGGCTGTGCTGTCGTTGACGATCAACGACTGCGCTGTCCCTGCGGCGACCTCGATCAATGAGGCAGGCTATAGTTACAGTTCCACGCAGATTGCAGTTCGCGGCTACAGGTTCAACCGCGGGGCTCAGAACGTTGTTATCGCGTATACGGCCGGGTACTCGACTGTTCCGCCTGAAGTCGCACAGGCATGCATCGAGCTCGTCTCGCTGCGTTATCGGGAGCGCACGCGCATTGGCGAAGTCTCGAGATCATTGGGCGGTGCAGAGACCGTCGCCTACGCTCAAAAGGACATGAGCGACCCGATCAAAACGCTGCTCGAACAATATCGCCTGGTTGCACCGCTAGCCTCGATCCAACCGCCACCGGCGACAACCGGCATCGATGCTGCGTTCACATCCGGTGTCCTGTGATTACCGCCCGTCTTATCGGCGACGGCGCGGTGCTGGCTTGGTTTCGCGCCACTCCGGATTTGGCCGCTTCGGGGCTCGCCCGTGCGGTAGCCACGCTCGGGATCCAACTTCAGAACCGGATCCAGGAGGGTGAGCTCACAGGCCAAACCCTCGCCGCCCACCCGGGGTCGCTCGGATCCAGCACAAATCTGCAACTCGATCAGAGCGACGACAGGATTGCAGCAACGGTTTCCAGTGACAGCGAATATGCTCACAGCCACGGGTACCGTGCGGTTGGTGTCGGAGCGAAGCTGCGCCGTATCACAAAGGCTTTCGGACGCCAGAGGCCCACGAACGCGATCAACGTACGATCAGACCGTCGCCGGATAAACGCACCGAAGGGTTCTTTCTTGAGCTCGGCATTGGAGGATATGAACCCTGCGATACGGGATGAAGTAGAAGCGGCATTGCGCGAGGCACTAACGCGATGACGATCGCTCGGCATCAAATCTTTGCTTCCTCGTCCTCAGGATCGGAAGCGACAGGTCTACGTTCGCCGACAGGCATCCCAGCAGTCGATCTCCGCGGGCTGGCATTCGAAACCGTCCGATGATAATTCGTGAAACGATCTACGCCGCGTTATGGGAGCTCGGCGCGGGCGCGGCGCAGTTCACCAGTACAAACCGGCGTCTACGACATTGGGCAGACGTTGCTCCGGTAGAGCAGCCGGCGCTGTTCATGAGCGAAAAAGGGGGCCAAGCCGCAATAAAAAAGCTTGGCACGCCGATCGTATGGACACTCTACGCCGAATTCTATGTGTACGCCCATTCAAGCGACCCGTATCTGGCGCCAGCAGCGATTTTGAACCCGTTGCTCGACGCTCTAGAAGCCGCGCTTGCACCATCACCGACGACTGGGATCCAGAACCTCGGGCTCCCTCAAATGGTTCAGCACGCCTATATAGCCGGCAAGCTTCAGACGGATGAAGGCGTACTCGGCGACCAGGCCATCGCGATTGTGCCCGTCGAGATCCTGTGTGTCTGAAGATCGGCTGCTAATCAAGGCGGACGTTTATTGGGCACGCTCAGTTCAATGTTTCCTTCAATGCGCCCTTCTTCGAAGGAGTGACCCATGGCCGAGGAAGATTACAGCACCCACCAAACTGCCCCGCCTCCTTCGATCGAGCAACTGATTGAACGTTGGTGGGCCGACCATTTCCCGGGCTCGGCGGTCGCCCGGGACACGCAGGCCTGGAATATTGCCCACGCCGCCAAAGAGAGGCTAAAGCGGCTCTTGAAGGGGAGTAAATGACATGCAATTAAGCTTCGGGTCCGGCGCGATATGGGGAGAACGCACCGATGTAATCGGATCGGGCATCGGTCCACGACAATTCGGCGTGCTGCAGGATATACAGATCGATTTCGACTGGAGCGACAAAGAGCTATACGGCCAGCTCCAGTTCCCCGTAGCAATTGCCCGTGGGCAGGGCAAGATAACCGGAAAAGCTAAATTCGCGCAGATCCTCGGTTTGCTGTATTCGGATATTTTTTTCGGGGTGACGCCAGCTACGGGGCAGTTCGCAGTCTCTCAGCTGGAGGCCGCGACGGTTCCGGCGACGACGCCCTACACGGTCATTCCCGCCAATGCCGCGAGCTACAATGACGATCTCGGCATCAGCTACGCCACAACCGGCAAGCGTTTCAACCGGGTGACCACGCCTTCTAGCGCCGGACAATACTCGGTCAACTTCGCTACCGGTGCCTATATTTTCTCCTCTGCCGACGCCAATGCCGCGATTTTGATCTCGTACACATATAACGTCACGACTAGCGGCAACAGAGTGACCCTCACGAACCAGCCGATGGGTAATACTCCTACCTTCAAGGCGACGTTTTACACTGCCTACAACGGCAGCGGCACCGCGCTCCGTCTGAACGCCTGCACGGCAACTAAATTGTCAATACCGACTAAGCTGGATACTTGGACGATTAGTGAGCTCGATTTCATGGCTTTTGCCGACGCTTCGGGCACGATCGGCTATTTGAGTACGGTGGAGTGATGATACCCGGTGTGCCGGTCGCAATGGGCGGGCAAGATTGGATAATCCCGCCACTTACCCTGGGCCAGCTCCGCCGGTTGATGCCCAAGGTAAGGCAGCTGACCGAAATCGGCGCGTCGATGGGTGAGGCGCAAATCAACGTGCTGATCGACATCGTCACCGCGGCGCTACAGCGCAACTATCCCGAGACGACGCCGGACAAAGTCGAAAATTTGCTCGATCTCGGCAATGCTAGTGCCGTCCTGAATGCCGTTCTGACCGGCTCCGGCCTGAAGCCGGGCGGAGCCACTATGGGGGAAGCATCTGCCCCCGGGACCAGCCCGGGGGCGGAAAGCGCGAGCGCCAGGTCAGTTTCGGAAATGATTTCGGGGACGTTGACCGCTGGCGAGAAATCTATGGTCTCCTCGCGACCGCCTGTGGATATAGCTACCCCCTAATCGACGAGATGACGCTCTTCCAGATCGAAGAGCTGACATCCTACTGGGCACAACACCCGCCGTTGCACTTGCTGGTCGCAGCCTATCTTGGGGTTGGCATAAATAAAAATATAGGGCTGCCGCCGCCGACGAGACGAGGCCAGCGACATAGCTCGGATTCCAGCTCGTTGCTCGTTCATCTGGGGCCTGGGTTTTGTGCCGGAGACGTCAGTGCCGGGCTCACACCCGTAGTCCTCGATTTTGCCGAACTTCGCCTTCGGGCAGGGATTTCCGACTAGGCATCCACAAAATCAGAGCAATGCGCAGCCAGCGGCAAAGGCAGCTTGTTAGGAAGAGGCTATAATGGCCGATCTTGAAACCAGCGTCGTTATCAGCGCCCAAATTGACGGTCTCCGATCCGGGATGGAGGCCGCATCAAATTCGGTACAAACCGCGACCGATGCGATCCGGGCCCAACTTGCTGGGCTCGGCGACATTGCTCAGCAGGCGCAGTTGCAGCTCAACGCTGCTACCGGCCAAATCGGAAGCGGCATCGGTGCGTTGCAGACCAAAGCTGCCGACTTTGCGGGGTCGATGGACGCGGGCATGACGCCGAATACGGGGCTCGGAGACGCTTTCAGCATTGTCCAGGGCGGTCCCGCATCCACCAATGAAACTGATGCTGCCGCTGATGAAAAGTTGTGGAGAGAAGAGCTGGTTGCCTACCAAAACTTTCAGAACGATAAGGAAAAGCTCGATCTTCAGGCAGCGCAAACCAGCCAAAGAACCTGGCAAAGTCTGATGCAGCCGATTCAGCGCGCTTTCGACACCTCGATAACCGGAATGATACTGGGTACCACGACATTGCAAAAGGCGGTGGCCAATATCGCGCAATCGATCCTTGCCGAATTCGTCAATCTGGGCGTCAAGATGGCGACAAACTGGATTGCCAGTGAGCTCGCCATGACAACTGCAACCCAGGCCGGTGCTGCCGCTCGCACCGCGGCCGATGGCGAGGGAATGGCGGCTGGACTGGCGATCAAGGCGGCCAATGCGATCAAAAGCATCGGAACCGATTCGGCGCAGGCGTTCTCGGGCATCTTTGCCTTCCTGGCTCCGATTATGGGTCCGGCTGCGGCCGGGCCGGCCGCGGCCGGAGAGGCCACGGTGATGGCCGCCGCTAGCGGGATCGCCTCCGCAGCGGGGGGCTGGGTGGTCCCGTCCGATCAGCTTGCCATGGTGCACCAGAACGAGATGATCCTGCCGGCGAATATCAGCCAAAGCCTACAAAACATGATCTCCGCCAATGGCGGAGCTGGGGCTGGTGCGGTCGTGGTCAACGTCTCGGCTATCGACAGTCAGGACGTGAAGCGGTTTTTTCAGAGCAACGGCAGCCTCCTCGTCAATGCTCTTAACAAGGCGATGCGCAACGGCTCGATGCTGCGGACGGCGTGATGGAACCGATCTTCCCCGCGCTGCCCGGGCTTGCCTGGAGCGTCACCAAGACTCCGACCTTTCAGACGCGCATCCAGCGCGCGGTATCCGGGCGCGAATTGCGGGCGCTCGATTATCCTTATCCGTTGTGGCAATTTGCGGTGGTCTACGACTTTCTGCGCGACAATCCGGCAGCTGGGTACGACGAGCTGAGGACGCTGCTCGGATTCTTTATGCTCTGCCAGGGAGCGTTTGGCACATTCCTTTTTCAGGATCCTAGCGATTCCCAAGTCATTGGGCAGC